ACAAGCCCTCGGGAGTTTAGTTTTCCGTCTAGAAGGTAACGTCCAAATGTTTCGAGAAGATCAACATATCTTCTGTTAGTCAGGGTAATCAGAACCCGTGACGCAATAACCCTCCTGAGGAGTCCTAGTGGGTCGAAACCCATTAAGTTTGCCTCATAGGCCGTTAAAGCGTGCAGGTTCCGAGATGCCCGAGCGCTAACATCACACAGAGACTGTCCCAATGTCCTAGCCACAGAACCGACTCTACGCTCCGTTATTGGTGTCTCGACCAAATTCTCATTTGGACGAGCAGCCGTACTGGTAGGCGAGAAGAGAGAGTTAAGTGGGAGTTCAAAGGGAGCCCCCGGCAATGATAGTATTGCAATAAGGTTAGCGAGTCTAGTATTACCTAGATCTACTATACATTTCGTCAGCTTAGCTGCGGAATGGTAACCCATCTTTGAGCCACGAATTGCGTCGGCTAATCTAAGGTCTGGTTTCGATCTCTTGATCCTGGCAACTAGCTCAGCGAAAGCTGGCAAGCTGTTTAAGGATACCCAATATTCACGAATGGATATTGGAGAACAATCTACTGTCTTCACAAAGAATCGCTTGGCGAATTCAAATGACCCATTTTCACTTTCTAGAGATTTGGCCAAACCTATCTTCACTTGAAGTAGGTCGCATAGAGCTCTATAAGCTACGGCTACGTCTTGGCCTAAGATGACTATGTCATCTCCCAAAAGGGCGTACCAAGGATACCATCCTTTGTAACCAACTCGTCTGGCTGCTAACTGCACCAGAATGTGGTGACATAATGAAAACGTCGCCCATGATGAGTACAACCCCATTGGTTGACCCGATCCATACTTCAGTGCATCGCCTCTCGGGAGTACTGTTATCCCCCGCGTATAATAACGCGGAAGGACCAGTAGGTCCCTCCAACATTCCGCAAATCTGCGGTTTGTCAGGTACGCGATCACCTCCATCTGAAACCAGATGGGGAAGCGGTCGGTGGCTGCACTCAGATCATAAGAATAAACTTGTGGTTTGCCCCCGGAAGACAGGATTTCCTTCACCTTGGTATTTAATAATTCAAGCGGTTTTGCTTGGTCCCAAGTTCCGTCATTAGGAATCAAACCTAACTTCGAATAAAGAATTCGATGAAGCGGATACAACATACATTGCACCCACCAAGTCCCCATGGCTACCACTCGCATCTTCCCAGCGGGCTCAGGGATGACATGAAGTCGCCCTAAGACCAGGTTGTTTACGAAATTGCTAAGAGGGGCTTGACGCCACTCGGTCATATTACGACCGTCTTCTACTTTGTGCATCTTTCCAAATAATGTAGCGAACCCCTTCTGTGAAGGTGTTAGTGGAGACTTCTTATCTCCGGTTCGTAATTCTTGTACTTTTTCAGGTTTTCTGAAATCATGCAGTGCCGTAGTAGCTGCAAGTTCGATGAGACCCAACAAATCCATCTGGTTAGTAAGCATCGCGAACGATCTTACAGCACCACCGAATGGAGTCTCACGTACTTTCCATATCTTAAGAGCATCCCATGCGAGGGTCCAGAAGCCCCCGATACCTCCTGGTACATTAGCACCAGAGGTGAGAAGGGCCCTAGGAACGAATTTAAAATCCGTCCTAAGGTCGATCTTACGCAGGACCTTTTGTCCTACAGATCCAAGACTCTTTACCTCCTGAAGCATCACATTGAGCTCGTAAGCTAGCTTATGATTATACGCCGCACCCGGTTTAGTGATTGAGTCGAAAGAGACCTTTCCACGGCAACCGATAATCCTGTACAATCCCAAAAGGGAAAGCCAGAATCGAATTACCGTGGTATCTCCTCTTCGTATCAACACTCGGTGATATACTGGTATGATCCGTGGCAAACCGCCACGGGCCCTCCCATGTACACCACCCAGGTCGCGAACAGACGCTATTGGTCCCTTTCCTGCAAATTGCATGATAGACACCGTACAGGCTTTGAGATACTTAACAAGGGCTTTATTTGTCCCTTGAAAGCTTCGCAGCCATTTCCCATAGTGGAGAACTGCTAAGTAGAACCGTGAGTGACGACGACCTCCTAACAAAAAGGTAAGGGAATACCCAAACCTGATTGCTAGGCTGACGTAGTTTCCTACGCCAGTGCCAAGTTTCTCTATTCGCGCGCGGTCTTTTCGTCCTACTAATTGTGAGAACATAGTTTTCATATTTACGTAGTGATTGACATTTTCGCGATCGATTATTGAAACCTCGGTTTCGCTCCCCCTTTAAGACTTAAGATTCTCTATACAGAGATACCCAAAGCCCTTCGGGGTATTTATACTCAAACCCTTTCAGGTACCTATTCCACTTTCTGGAAGTTCAGTAACTGAACTAGTTCGGAGCGGCCGCAGGCTGCTTTTGGATAAGCTCGGTGTCGCCACCTTGGTCCTATTCAAACGAGTAGGCCAATTAGGTTGGATGACTTTGAAATGAATCAAAGACCATTAACAGTTTCCCTGGAGAAATATCACTACTCCTCCTCCTAATCTTTTACAGTGAGAATGGACCTCGCGTTCGTTTTATCCTCTGTTGAGGACCTCATTAGTAAGGATGGGTGCTACCCTACCTGTTAGGCATTCAATCTCGATTAGAGAGTGAGAACTGGCTTGGCCAGCTCTAGTTTCCTAATACCTTTCCTACTACTTCGGGAGATTGTCCCCCGGTCGCTTCTGTCTATTGAGGCGGTAGTATGTGTTACCATACTCCATTTGTTTGCCCAGAGTGCTGTCATAGGCATGGTCCCCTTAGTCGACGGCTACGGCCTAGACTCGTCGTTATGCTTTTCAGGATTCCACCTTTACGGTGTACCTGACCCAGCGCCTAAGTAGGTTTACGAACACGTTCCTGCTAGATTCAGATAGGCCTAAGATAGGTCCAAACGTTTTGAAGGTCGGACTTTCCCAATAAAGGAATTTTAATTCCAACATCAGGTTCCTAGGGTGCAAACTCTAGTAATTTGACATGTACACCCGTTTTACAAC